CGTGTAGTCGGTCGTGAGGACGAGCGTGGTTTCCACGCCCGTGGACGAGTTGAGCCGCACGACGTCCAGGTCGCCCGCGGCGAAGACCTTGAACGTGAAGGGGAAGGCCGAGGCGGTGCCGTTGCCCACGAACGGGCCGGCGATTCTCGTCGTGCTGCTGATGGTCATGGATGCATCGCCTCTTGGTTCAGCCTATGAATCACGGGTACGGTTACGGGTACTAACGCTGCACCCCGGTGAGCGGCGCGACCACCGCGCCGACGCCCTCGACCTCGCCCTCGACCACCGCCTCGATGCCATCGATGGTGCGGTTGATCTGCGCCGCCGGCAGCCCGGTAAACGCACCGAGCGTGTTGACCGCAGAGCGGCGGAAGGCGCGGTCGAACTCAAGTTGTCCAGCCTGCGTGGCAAGGCCGTACACCTCTCCGATGGCGCGCAGGCCGGCAGGGCCGCCGTAGCCCATGCGGACGCCTTCCGCGCCCGTCAGGAGCTGCGCGGCGCCTCCAAACTCGCGTGCGATGATCATGGTGCCCATCATGTACGACAGCTCCTCCGCAGCGAGCTTGCGCGCCAGCGCCTCGGGATCGAACTCCTCGTCATCCGTGTTCGGCTGGAGCAGGCTCTTGATCGCGTAACCGAGCACGACCGGGACCACGAACAGCATCGCGTAGTCGGCGGCCAGCTTGCCCCTGCCGCGTGCCGTCATCGTCTGCACGGCGGCCATGTTGTAGACCGTGTTCATGTACGAATAGAACACCGTGAACAGCTTCATGGCCGGCCCGCCGCGCTCCACCGCCGCGAGGTCCGAGACGAGGCCGCTGCCCTGCGAGTCGCGCACCGCCTGGTCCGCGAGCGCCACGGCCGTGGCATCGTTCTTCCCGGCGTCGAGCGCCTTCTGGTACGCGCCGAGCCAGGTCGGGATGTCCACTGACCGCTGCATGTTCATCATCAGGAAGTAGGTGCCGGCAAACACCCGCCGCGAAATCTCTGTCTGTCCGCGTACACGGTTCTTGATCTCGTTGATCTCGCGGAACTGCGTGCGGCCGCGCTCGGCCATGAACTGGCTCTTCTCGGCCACCATCTTCGCCGAGTCGAACGGGCTGGTCGCGAACTGCGTGATGCCCTGCCCGATGTACTTCGCGCCCACCCGCACGATGCTCTGGTTGAAGCCCGTGATCTGGAGCGCGGCGCTGTTGATGTTGAAGCCGAGGCCGGACGCGCTGATCCCCTGCCTGAGCCAAGACAGGACCGACTCGCCGGCGACCTGCTGACCGCGGCCCCCGGTCGCGTTGTCCTTCGTCCAGTCGCGCAGCTGCTTCAGGAACTCAGGCCCGCGAGTCTCGCGCACGGCGTTGGCGAACTTGACGTCGCGCAGCAGGCGGTTCGTCGAGATGAGCCACTCGTGCCACGCCAAATCGTGGATCACGTCGTTCACCCCGCTGAAGGCGGCGTCGAGCGTGTACAGGAGCGGCCTGTCCACGACCTCCTTGGCGCGTGCCTTGACGAACGACCGCCGGGTGGTGGCCGCCGTATACGCGCCTTGCAGGTCGCGCTTGGCCTCCTCGGCGGCGTCCACGGTCGCCACGCGGTCGGAAGCCACCGGGTCGTACTTGATCGGGTAGTAGCCGCCCTGGAGGCTGACCTCCTTGCCGTCGACCGTGCGGACGGTGAACGGGACGGGTTTGACCCACTCAGGTTCCTTGCCATAGAGCCTGCGCTCCTTGGCGGCGATCTCCGGGCGGTAACTATCGATGAAATCCCACATCTGCTGCACGGCCAGCCAATCGGATTCGGTCAGGCTCTCAAGCACAGGTTGGACCTGCTCAAGCGTCCAGCCCTCGCCGTCAAGCAGGCGCTGGCGGTTGCCGTCGTTTCCCATATTTGAGGCGATGGCGATTCGGGCCTCCCGGTTCAGGCTGCGCCCGATGGACGGGAAGTGCATCCCCTTGCCGCCCATTCCGCCGAGCGCAAACACGGGCTTCAGGATCTCGCCAAACTTCAACGATGATTCAGCACGCCGTCGCGTCTCAAAGTCAGCCGCTTCATTCGCCGTGCGGATGATGGCGTTCCAAAGCGGTCCGTCTTCCTTGCCGCCGTCGAGGACGCGAACGATGGACGCTGCCTTCAGGTGCTGGGCGGCGAACCCGCGCAGGAACGCGGCGGCGCGGCCGATCCCGGTCAGGGGCGTGCGCGGGTCGAGGCTCAGGCCGCGGACCTTGCCAGAGGCACGGATGCGCGTGACCGCGTTATCGCGCACTTCCTCAAACGCGGCACGCTCCTCGGCCAGACGCATATTCCGCTCGTTCTTGCCAACGTGCTCGATCTGCTTCACCGCGTCCACCAGGTCGCGGAACTCGCTGACCTTCATCTCGCGGTAGTTGACGCGGCGAGCTTCGTTGGCGATCTCCGGGGCGATGTTTGGCACCAGCCCGGCGGCCTCCTGCTCGGCGAGCCAGTCGGTGAGTGCCTTGCGCTCGTCTAGGCGCTTCAGGCTGACGGCGGCGACCTCGAAGCGGTCAAGGAGCCCGGCGACCTGGTCAGCCGCCTGCGCCCCCATGCGCTTGACGTTCTCGTCCCTGAGCACCCGGCGCAGGTACTTGACCTGCTTGTCCACCTCGGCCTTGACCCGCAGCGCCTCGGCGGCGAGCTGGTTCTGGTAGAGCTGGGCGCGCTTTGCCCGTATGCGGGCCTGCTCCGGATCGGCCCCGTAGCGCGCCTTGATCTCCTCCGTGCGCTCCTGAGCCATCCTGGCGGCCTCCACGCTGGCCGTGGTGGCCTCGGCCACGGCGGTCAGCTCGTCGGCCCCCGCCGCGATCCGCTCGTTGTAGGTCCGGGTATAGGCGGCACGGCCAACGGCTACGGCGTCCACGGGCGACCCGATGCGGGAGGCGTCACGGGCGGCGCGGGCCTCGGCGGCCACGAAGTCGCTCGGGCGCACATCCCGGACACGCTTGCCGGCGATCAGGTCGCGGGCGACCTGCTTGGCCGCGTCGACCATCACCCGGGCCGGCTCGGTCGCCTTGGACAGGTAGCGCAGCTCGACGGCCACGAACCGGGCGCGGGCCTCGTTGTGGAGCGCAGCCTGCACCTCGGCCTCGATGGACTCCGGGCTCGTCATGTCCCCGAAGCGCCTGAGCATCTCGGCGTCCGTCCGCTCGGCCACGATCTCCTTCATGGGCCGAGCCGCGACCAAAGCGCGGATCATCTCGTCGCCGCTCGAGTAGCCGAACGTCTCGGCCACCAGGTCCGGGTCGAGCCCGTCTAGGCCCATCATGCCGCCCTTGCCCGTCCCGAGCTTGGCGATGTCCGGGGCGATCACCGCCGGCATCGGCATCCCGGTCGCACGCACGGCCTCGAGCGAGGCAACGGTCGGAACCGACTCGTAGAGCTTCTTGACGCGCTTGGTGTCGAGGCGGTGCGGCCCCTCGACGGCGACCTCGGCCCCGTCCGCGTCCACGAACTTCCCGGTGCGGAGGTAGGTCATCGCACGGTAGACGGGCTCGACCTTGACCTCGGCGGCGATCTCGACGGCGACTTCCTTGCGCCTGGCGTCGTGCTTCTTCTGCACCTCGCGCAGGACGCGGCTGCGTGCGTTCCCGAGCCACTGCATCTGCCGCATGCTGGCGACGTTCATGTCGATGACCGACGCCTCGATGGCCTCCTGCTGCATCTGCTGGTACGCAGCCCACTCCGCGTCAGACATGCCGCTCTCGGCCTGAGTCTGGAACATCGGCTTCATCTCGTTGATGGCCGCTTGACGCTTGATCGCCTCCTCGGACGCCAGCATTCGGTCGAACACGGCGCGGACCTCGGATGTGAGGATCGGAAGGTCGGTGCCGAACTCACGGCGGTAGATCGCGTTCAGGTCATCGCGGATCGACTTGTAGACACGGCGCATCCACGCTGCCATGCGCTCGAACACGCCCTGCAATTCCGCGCTCGGTGCCTTGCCCTCGTAAACGTAAATCTCGGCGTTGTAGGTGACCTTCTCCTCGAGCGGCCTGCGCGCATCCACGGACATCGACTGGTAGTTGGCGAGCCGCTGCTCGAACGTGTCGCCCTCAACGCCCATGAAGTTGAACAGGATGTCAAGGTCCTGGGACACCCGTGCGGGCGCTCCCGGCATCTGCGCCACGCGCATGTACTCAGCGATCCGAAGGTGGATCAGCTCATGGAACAGCGTCGTGACGTCGCCGCCCTTGTTAATCAGGATGGCAAGCGAGCGCGGGTCGAAGCCGCCGCGGGCTGGTCCGGCCGCTGCCTGCTCGAACAGCTGACTCTGCGCGATGGACTGCAATGTGCTGGTCTGTGCCTGCACTCCAGCGTCGTAATCCGGCACAGTTGCT